ACTCTGGAAACCCTCGTTGACAATCTTTAATGCCTGCCCTGCATCATAGCCGTATTGCGAAGTAAGTACATCGACAGCCTCGAGCACCTCCTTGTAGTCTTTGCCGTAGGTGTCTGCTGTAGCTTGTATCTCGTCACGCATAGCCTTGAGGTTGTCACCTGTTAGTCCGAGAAACTCTCTCGTTAATCGTGTGCTTTCAAGAATACCCTTGTTATAATCGAAGAACCACTTAAACGCTACTCCTGCTCCTGCAATGCCTGCAAGAGAAAGGAATACTGGGTTTGTCATGAAACCCATCAATGTTGATCCAAACGCCTTTGCGCTACCGATAGCACCATCGAAGATACCTGATAAGCCTTTACCGCCCGAGGACATCTGCATGATAGAGTTGGCAAAATTGCTATTTACTCCGAGTGCCGACTTGATAGCCTCCTCGTAATTACCGACATTACGATAGAACCTCTGTGTACCTTCTTCGGCTTCCTTTAGCTCGTTAGTAATCTCATTGATATGCTTCTTGAGCTCCTGCCCCTTTGCGCTATTCCGCTCTGCCTTTGACATTGCATCATAATCTCTTGTAGCATTGCTTAACTGCGCACGTAGAGATTTTAACGAGCCTTCTTGATCACGCTCTACCTTGATATTATTCTGCACCTCCTTCGACAACTCCCTAATAGTTGCCTTATGTGCCTTTGCTTGCTCGTCCATAGCGGCAATAGTAGTCTTAAACTCCTCACCGCCTACCTTTCCGTCCTCGAAGTCTTTTTTTAATTGCTTCTGTGCCGCTGAAAGGTCTGCAAGTTTTTCTTTGTATTGCATGATGCCGTAGATAGCATCTTCGTATCTTACCTTGATACCCAGTATCTGCTCTTCGTCTGTCCTTGTCATAATCTTATATATTATTCAAAAGTTAATTGTAGCATCGTAACCTCTGCTGTGTCGCTATTTGTTGCCCTTATCTCAGTGGCTGCGAAATACGCTCCATACTGCGCAAGATATATAGGTCTTGTTTCGTCAAACCGCAATATCTCCAAGTCTCGCATCTTCACTTTCTCCTTGATCATCTTCGGCTGCTGTAATGTGCGTATCATATCACGATACTTCTCATCCAGAATGTCCTGCATATAGATATCGAAGTAAGCGACAGCTAAACCATTGCTATCCTTACGTAACCGTAATATCCTATCCTTACAAGCACTATAAGGCGGCTCTTTTGTCTTCGTAATCTCGTCCTTATCCTCACCTCTGTTCCCAGTGAATGACGAGCCGTCACCGCTTTTCTTTGCCTTTTCAATCTTGTACATAGGCACAGTGTCTCCATCAGTGGCTGCAAAAGGAAACTCATACATCACCTTCTCGATATCGAGGGTTTCGTTATCAATACGCAAGTCACCATCATAATGACCTTTCACCGTATCGTCTTCCTTCCACTTGTAGCGGTTATGTTGTCCGTAGTCCTCAACCTTATAGTTAAGTTCTGACGGCTTATTCTTGCTTGTAGACGCTATTATCTTGCTCGTCCAGTCGACAGCCTCATCCCTACGCCTCCAAATCGTAGAGAGTGGGACAAGTCTAACGATACCATCTTCTGTTATCTGTAATGGGAAAGACCCTGTAATAGCAGTTAGGAACTTCACAAAGTCAATGACCTTTATCTTTGGAAGATTATAAGCGATAGGAAAGTAACCACCATCAGGGACATTCTCGCCCTTAGATAGTGTTGCTTTAATCGTTCCGCCTACAACCTGCATATTCGGAAAGTGTGTTACGTCTATCCATTCGAACGTAATGGTACTTCCTTTAACTACCTCAATCTTTCCGTATCCGCTATTGGTGAATCGACACACACCTCTGTAACCTCGGGGAACGGTGACGGGGAATGGCTCTCTTTCGTTACCCATGTCGTATGTTTCGTGTTCTGCTCCCTTTGTTATCGTCATTCGCAATAGGCAGCCTCTTTGGAAATTAAATCGCTCTGTGTCTCCTCCGATACCACCACTACGTCCGACAGGCTTAACCTTACCGCCAAGTTCAAAAGACCATTCAGCCTTTATGTCGAATATCAATGTAGCATCAGTAGTCACAGCGATAGATGTAACCTTATCTCCTCTCTTACCATTTAACACGCTACTCTCGTCAGTCACATTAAATGACATCTGTCCCGACTGCATAAACATAGGCTCAAGCGTTGCTCCGAATGCACCTTCTGAGGTTAAATCGTTAGACTTGCGATTGATAAGTGGTAATACAAGTGTACTGATATACTCTTTTGCTTCCTCGTGAAACTGAAAATCTATACCCGTCTGTGACTTGATGAGTGATAGCACATATGGAACACGTACTACAGGGTGAAGGTAAGGCACGCCTTTTTTATCTGGTGAATATTCCCCCTTAAATCGCATCGCATATTCAAACCATGTTTCCTTTTGTCTCTCCCTATTGTTACCTGGTGATATTATGCCCGAGTCAGTGCGCCATGTCATATCCTCCTCGTCCTCGTATCTCCACACGTTATAACCTGCGTAGAAGTACTGCTTTTCTTTCACATCCTCGAACCGATTAACCTCATTAGCAAGATTGTAAAGTATCTTATCATTGCTCTTAAGGTCGTTTAGTGCCGTTCCTTTACTTATTAGGCTACTGAATTGAGAGAACAACCCCCACACGATAGATACCTCTATGGCTTCGTCTGTGACTTGTAACACGCTAACACGTCCATTCTTGATTAACTCCACACCATTGCGGAAATAGCGTGCCTTATGCAATCTATAAGCGTAGATGCTTGTGTTCTGCACTAAGTCAACGTGCAGTAGTATCTTCTGATTGCGCACGGTCTTAGGTAGCTTCACCGTGTATGTGCTATTAGATACTATCTTAGACACATCACGGAACAGATTACTTTTAATTGACATTGTGATTTGCGTACCACTGTCAATATCTACCAGCTCGCCGTCGATATATAATCTTTCGTTCTTCATCGCTTATAACTTTTGTATCTCAACCTCCGGAAGAGCAATAGTACATATAAAGTCTTGCAGGGGTGCGCCACCCTTCGTATATGACGCTGCAACGACATTCACCGATACCCACTTCGGAACACCGCCCTCATAGCCTACAAACATATCTACAATAGGGCTTGTAGTCACGTCAAACAGCATATCCCATGTTTCGCTATCCACCAGCGGCGCACAGATAGGCAGGCTGTCCTCACGCTTCATTGACTGCATACGACCTGCACCGCCCTCATATCCGTATGTCATATCATAAGAGAGTAGGTTATTGCGCAAGAAAGCACTATCGCTTGACACCTTTCTGCTTTGCTCGCCAGCCTTAAACAGATAGTAGCAATAGAAACCATGTCTGTTTATCCACCGCAAGTAATAACCCTCGTCGTAGTCGTCTACAATATCAATACGCACCTTGTCGGTTTTCTTTCCATCACCTACATATTGGAAACGGAAGGTTAAATCAAATGTTCTGTCAAAGTTAACCTCTCGCAGTCCTCCTGTGCTGTCACTGATTAGATAGAAGTCCTTAGCCGTGTGTTCGCTATCTTTCAGTGGAATATTCCAAACGCCCTGGTCTGATAGGCTGATAAACTTCTCCGCTGCACCATCCTTACTGAATAAAACAGAACTGCCACCAGCAGCATAGACACCGAACGTGAACGGATAGCCTCTAAACCATTTTAGCCTGCGATAGGCATTATATCTCTCTACACCGCCTATCTTCAACGCACCCCATACATAGAACACAGAGAAAGAGAAAGTAACATCATCGCTACCACTCACAGACACCACAACCTCAAAGGATACCCTCTTTCCCAGTTCTGTTCGTTCTGCTTCCTCGTAGTTAACCTTACCAAAAGGGACGGAATCGAAAAAAGTTTGTATGTATTCCCTTACGTCACCGTATATCTTTCCACGGAAGGCATCGAACATAACCACATCCGACCCACTACCGCTTGCATCCATCCTAATGACTGCCTTTGTCACCTTGTCACCGTCTATCTTCACGATACACGGATTAAAGGCAAAGCCTATCTCATCAGGATAGCTTAGCGTTATATTACTCTTACTCTCTGTTCTCATACCTCAATATTGTTTAGCTTAATACTCTTTACCTCTGTTCTCAGCAGTTCCACGATACGCATCAGTATTCTCTCTCTTGTCGCTGGGATAACATTTGAATAGATGTCATGTCGTCCGCCCTTACGGAAAAGGCTTGTGCCTTCTCTCTCAATCTTCCGTGCTATCAAGAAAGCCAGTGACAACTCGCCGCGTTCCTCTGCCGTGTACTTGTGCGGTCTATCTGTCTTGTACGGCATAGGTCGTG